GTGCTGGAATAGAAGCGGACAGTCATGGCTCCCCTTATGCGTTGAAGGTCTGGAAGTTCGGGTAGAGCCGGAACAGTCGGTCCCGCTCCTCTTCGAGTCGCCTCTGGTAGAGGCCGAGGTAGTACTGCGACGCCTTCGAGGCGGAGCCGGTGGGCACAAGGTCGGCCCGTTCGGTTGCTTCGATAGCGGTCTGCTGGAGTCGAGCGGACTCATAAGCAGGGATCAGGCGCCAACAGGCGCCGTATACGATCATGTCGATGTATCGGTCGGGGAGGCCGGTAACGGAATCGAATACATCATTCGAATTGACGAGAGGATTCGGTTTCTTGGCGTACGAGATCCTGACTGCACGGCCAGGCGTGATGTAATCACGGAGAACCTGGATCGTCTTGCCGGTCGGAGTCGGGCTGGGCTTTACCTGCCCAGCCGTGGTGGATGCCTGTGGATCGAATCGCCACGTGGTATTCGGGAACCAGATAGCGGAAGGCCCAATGGTATTCGTCTCCACCTTATGGATGAATTCCACGTCCGCCGGTACTGGATATTCGTATCGGCTCGCAATCCAGTTGAATTCATACGTACCGAATACCCAGAGGTCCGGAAAGATGCCATTGATTGTATCGTTAATGGCTTCCTTGATTCGAGCCCGAGGATATCGCGGGTCGGAAGTAACGATGGAATCCACTGCATGATCAGCCGGAGTGGTACTTTCCACTCCGCGTCCATTTAGATTACCGAGAAGCGTGACGGTTCCGGTGTTAGGGTCTCGGGACTTGACGAGCATAAGCTCGTCATCGATTTCCACAAGACCCCGAGAGATGTTCTTTACGGTATCGGCATCAACGGTGAACGTAACATCAGAGGCCACCATCGGTTCAGTGAGATACGAAACGGAAGCCTGATCCCGGGAATAGCCAAGAAGCTGCTGCTTCACTCGACTCACAATGTCATTGAAGGTGACCATGATTCTCCTAAACCAGGTAGCCGTTGATGGTCACGGAGGCGATTGATGCGCCTCCGGTATTGAATTCCAGTGTTGCCGCCTCGGCTCCGGTTTTGATTATCAATTCCTGTGGAGTTCCGCCGGAACCGATACCAGCAAGCAGGCCAGCGAATGCGACCTGATGCACAATGGCCCCCGCTGCTGGCTCCACAGCATTGCCAGCTACCGTCACTCGCGGCGTAGCTGAACCGGCCAAGGTTATGGACCCGGAAATTGCGCAAGACCCATTGAAGAATGAGTTCGGTGGAATAGTAAGAATGGTCCCGTTGGTGCTTCTAGTTCCGTTAAGGATTTTCCCATCCTTAAGCATAAGGATATTCATTACACCTCCGCCCAAGCCAGCGAGATATTCCAGCGCTGAGCTGTATCGCCGGATGAATTATTGATGGCGACGCCTTCGCCCGGGGCCAGGAGAACCGTAGTGCCGGTGGGAGGGTCTACCTCGTGGACGAACTGTCCACCACCAGCACCGGTTGTAACCGGAGGCGGTGTGTTGGATGCGGGTGGCCCAAGGACTACCGTCGGGTTTCCAGTACGGAGTACACTGACCGGATCAGGGTTTGCGGTGTTGAACTTGAAGACATCTGCTACAGCAACGAGCACGCCGCCTGTGGGGGCGGCGCTGATCCTGTGGATCCTCATTGGCTGAGTAGCCGCAGTTCCAGCGGCAGCTACCGTCGAGATGAACATTCCCCCGACGACGACCTGCTTGCCAGATCCGACTGGATTGAACAGCGTCATGAATGTGTTGGATGCTACGGTTCCCGGAACGTTCGCGATGGAGTAGATATAGGTTCCATCGATCTGCGGATTCGGTGTGAGGATGACCGGTAGCGGGTTGCGCGAGATGCCTGGATAGGTGAGGTGGGGGGTCATGCCATCAATGGACACGCTGTTCTCAGCCACTGTCAGCCCTCTCTATAGCGGCCTGCACCGCCTTAGTCTTCGTGCTCGGGATATCGATGCCCTGCCTTACCGCCGACTCCGCCAGATCCAGCTCCTTGTCCCACGCCTTCTGTCGTGAGCCGTACTCACCGTTGACGTGAGGAGATAGCTGTAGGCCCTTCTTGCGGACGCATTCACCCCAGGAGTAGTGATCCCTGGTAAGGCACGCAGAGGAGCACAGGGCGCCCTTCCTGGGGCGCTTAGCGCTTGCCAATGAGACCAAGCCCCTCGATGGCGGACCAGGGGATAAAGGAAACCTCGGCCTTAGTGAGGCTCAGCGTGTCGGTGCGGATAGAAATTCCATGCTCATCTATGAAAAGGATTTCGGCACCCTTATGCCGAGTCTGCCCGTTGATGACAACATGAACGAAGTCACCAACGTAGGCAAGGTATGGATGCTGGGGGACCGGACCCGAAATCGCAACGGTCTCGGAGGTCTTCTGGCGAGGCGGCATTAGTACTTACTCCCGTAAACTCCGACACGATTGCCGGTCTCAAGGGTTCGAGGCGCGGTGACGTAACCGTCACGGATTGCAGCCTGAACCATGTTCTCCTGGATTCCCTTTTCGTTGTTCTCGATCAGCGTGGTGTTACCACCAGGGCCGACACCGCAGCCCTTCTCCGCGACATACTCAGGAGAGCACGCCTCGGTTGCCGGATCGTAAGTCTCGTGAGCCATGATTACTCCTGGATGTAGACGTAGCGGGTGACTGGGTAAATATCAAACGGGACACCGGGGTTGTTGGTGGCAGCCGATGCAGCCATAGCCGCTGCGGCAATCTCGGTAGCCGCCACATTCCATGGATACTGTTCGACATCCACGCGCCATACGGTTTCCGTGCTGAGGGCCATGGTTCTCCTTAGTTGAGTGCGCCCCACCAAGCAGTGGGGCCGTACGTTCTGGTCGCCATATTGACGCTTGCGGGTAGCGAGGTCTGGCCGGTAGGTCCGTTACCCCATCGAGCGGTGGATACGGTGGTTCCTGCGTTCAGGATCGGGCCGACGGTAGTTGCACCAGCGCCACGAGCCAATGACGGAGGAGTTCCACCGTTACTCAGAAGTGCCACGTGGTACGTACCGGGATTAAGCGGAAGCGCAGCGGTGAGCGGCATGGTAATGACACCCAGCGAAGTCCATGCGGTTGACTGGTCGCCCGTGCTTCGGAGCAGCGTTCCCGTTGAGTCGTAGATACCGGCAAGACACTGCCCGACGGTGAGGCCAGACCCTACAGTCTGGATACCGATGACGATGTTCGAGATGGTCGTCTGCTTGCGGATGTCCATGCGGAACATATGTACGGTTCCGGACGTGAGGGCGGACTGTCCAACGATAGTGTTGCCAGGATCGAAGCTCCACGTAAGGAATCCGAGATCCACCGGAGCGAACCCAATGGAATTCTGAATGGCGTCGATGTCGGTTTCGTTCTGGGTGATGCGTGCATCCTGGTCGGTGAATGCGGCGTTGACCGGCACGTCCCAGTTACTGGACCCGCGATCGATCGGGGTGTAGGTCATTCTCCGAAGCCTCCCTCTCCAAATCCTCCGCCACCAAAAGTGTCGGGAGGCGCACTGAAATTAGCCGTGGTGGCTACACCTGAGGCAATGAGATCTGCTTTGACCTGATCGTCGACTCGGTGCTCGTAGCCACCACGGAAGAAATGAAGGCCAGCCGACGGGGCTGGCCAGAAGTCCACGTTATCTGCATTAGGGTTAGGCCCAAGATTCACTGCGCCGATCTCATCGGTGTATGCGTAGTAACGAATCTCTTCGTAGACCCCAGGAGATATCTCCTGAACGGAGACCCCACGGGGAATACGGAACCTTTCCATCAGCCAGTCGTTCCAAGAAAACGGAGTCTCTTCGACCGTTGGTGTGGTAAAGATCCATTCCGCCATGAGGTCTCCCTAGGATTAGCTACCGTTAGAAACGACGTACCAGTTAGTACCGGCAGAGACGATCGTTACCGAAGTGGACGTAGGAACCGCAAGGTTTGCAGCGCCATCGATCGTGCCAGCGGAAGGCGTGATCGTGGTTGTGCCGCCAGAAGCGTTGATCACGGTGTACATGCGACCCGGGTAGGCGGTACCCACACCGGCGCCGGTGAGAGCCACAGCCTGAGCGGTGGCGCCTCCAGTGATAATCAGGATGCTGTCCTGGGCCGTGATTACGGCTCCAGTTGCGGAGGCCACCACGGTTCGCGTGGTGTAGCTCCAGTTGTCGTAACCAGACATGGATCTCCTTAAGAGAAGGCGGGGCCCGAAGGCCCCGCCGTTAGGACTTAGGCAGCGTTGCGAGCCGAAGAGGTGGACTGGGCAACGATCAGGGCCTCGGGACGGTAGAGCGACCAACCGGCCAGACCCTTCCAACCCATCGGCTGGAAACGCATGAGCTTGTCAGTGACCGGACCGCGAACCAGGTGGAACTCCTGGGCAACCGCCTCGGCGAGAGCCTGCTGACCGGTGTAGTAGGTGTTGAAGACTCGGGTCTGAGTCGAGCCAGCACCAGCACCAGTCTGCTCGTTACGGTTACGCGGGGTCTCGATGTACGCAGCGCCCTCGTAGGCGCCGATCTCCGCGTCCCAGATGTTGCCCGCAGCAGAGTAGTTGTGCGGGTCACGCCACGCCGCAGCGCCGGTCTCACGCCGAAGGTCAAGAGAGACCTGCGGGTGGATGAACGCGGTGTACAGACCACCACGGTTCGGGTGAACCTTGTTGGTCCGGAGCTGGACGGTGGCCAGTCGAGCCATGTCCGAGTTGAACACGGCGTCGGAGTCGATGGCCGTGATGGCCAGCGGGTTGGTAGGCGTGGTGCCGAAACCGTACGCAGCCTTGGTCGTGCCGTCAGTACGGATGGTCTGGGTACCGGTAGCGAGGACGTCCTGAACAACCTCATCAACGGTGTCAACCATGTTCCACGCAACCTGGTTCGCGATACCCGCGTCAACCTGGGTGAACGAGTAGATGTCCAGCCGCTCGGTAACGAGGATCGCGTTGCCGTACTCGTTGATGGTCACGGAGACCGTGGTCGGGTTACCGATGGCAACCGCGTCAGGGTCGACAACCTCGTTCAGCGGCGTCTTCTGGACCGCAAGGTCCTGGTACAGCGAGAAGACAACCGAGGAACCAGGCATGGACTGGTGCGCAGGTCGCTTGTCAGCGACCATGCGGTACATCGGATTGGCACGGAGGGCAAACTCAAGCACCTGGTCATAAGACGTCTGAACCAGGGCCGCCATCTGCGCGGTGCCGGTAATAGCGTTAGTCACGCTCGTACTCCTTTATCGGGATCAAATCTTGCCTCCGGTCCAGAAGGCAAGGATTTCGTCAGGGGACTTACCCTTGATTTCGGTATTGGCAGCCTCGTAACGGGTCATCTGCTCTGCGGAATCTCCGGCAGACATGAAGCTCTGGAAAGAGCCCTGCTGTTCGGGGGTAAGCGTCGGCTGAACCGACTCGTGAACTTCGGTCGCAGGAGCAACCTGACCACCGAAGGTGGCCTTCATGTTGTTTACCCAAGACGCGATGGCCTCGGGATTGGCGTCGCCCTTGTAGTGCTCCTGTGCACCGGGAACGCCAAGGGATTCGAAAACGGACGCAACCTTCTGGGTCTCCTGAGACTCAAGGAAGCTCGTCAGCTTCGCGTTAAGTTCCTCGTTCTGAGACTTAAGCTTGTCGTACGCCTCACGCAGGGCCTTCGGGCCGTCAAGGTTGTTCCCAGCCTGCGTGCTGTCGTTGTCGTCGTAACCCCAGTTGCTCATGCGAGCCTCCCTTAAAGTGTGGTGCCATTCACTCCGCCCGGGGAGGCGGGTGACGCTCACCTGATTAGTTGATCCCGGACTTCTACAAGACAGGGGCCGGTCGATCCTGTCATGGTGCGAATACCAGGAATCGAACCTGGGCTACCTCTTCCCAAAAGAGGTGCGCTACCACTACGCGATATTCACATACGGCATCAGGCGGTTGCTCGCCCCATCTACTCTCATCCCTAAGGCCGTATTGAGTAGAAGCTGATGCCGAGTCTTTTAGTACTGCCCGCCTCGCTGGCTAAGGCCACCTCGTGCGGCCCCGGCTCCACCCTGGAATGCGGCTCGCTCCTGAGAGGCGAGCCTACGCCGCTTCTCGGTGGGTGCAGCGTTACCTTCGAAGACTTCTCGTTCAACATCCCGCTGACTGACGTTCTCGCCGTAGATCTCACCGAGCCTGGAGAGAGTCGGAAGATCCTGTGCGACCTGAGCGTAACCCTTGCGGGCTTCGTCGACCGTGATTCCCTCGGTGGCGAGGAGTTCAGCGTACTTCTGGTCGAACTTGAGACCCTGCTGGATTGCAGCGGATCCAACCGCAGCAGTAGCCGCAGCCTTCTGGAGCATCGGAAGCGCTCGCTTCTGGTCAAGGAAGTAAGCGGTCATCTCCGAATCGGAGATCCCCATAGCTCTCAGTGCATCCCGATAGTACGGGTTAGAAAGCGTCGTAGCCTGAGTGGCCAGATCCACGCGGGACTGAATCTCCGTCGGGCTGACGCCTCGTGCGATCCAACTCGTGAAGTCTCCTGGCTGATCATAGAATCCCTTCGGAAGTCCGGCGGTCTGGAGGATTGACCGGTACGAGGATTCGATACTCAGATACTCATCAGGCGGCAGGACCGGAAGTCCTGCCTTCTTCCTCTGCTCGTTGGCCGCGAATCGCTGCTTGTATTCTGCGGTCTCCTGGAGAAGAAGGAATACCGTATCGGCAGAGTAGCCCTGCTTGATATAGTCGAACACCTTGGGTGCGAGCGATCCCAGCCCGAACTTATTGAACTGGTTGATGATCGCAAGATAAGCATCTCGCTGATCGCCCTTGAGGAACTGTTCAAGGCTGCCAGCAGGCTTCGTGATCTTGGCGGTAGGGCCGAGAGTCACGCTGTCGATCCTTGCGGTAGGCGCCATCGGCCCTCCTTAGTAAGCTACGCCGAAGTCCGAGAGGACTTGGCGGGTGATCTGCATGGCGGAATCCTGTGCGTTCTTGGTCTTGCGCCATCGAGTGTCATTGCGTAGATCGTTCTCGAACTGCCACATCGGCTTGATCACGGACTTGCCTTGTGCATCCTTGGCCTGTAGCGCCTTCTTGATCGTGGGGTCGAACAGGTTGACGCTGCCCGCTGGCAGCTCAAGGATCGAAGCCATCGACTGGAAGTACGGTGAGGCAAGGTCGGCTACCGTCTGGCCAGCATCGATCTGCTTTGCCCAGCTTGAGTAGGTTCCCTTGGCATTCCTTCGGATCTCGTCCTCGAAGTCCTGCATTGACTTGGAGCCAGCGACCACCTGTCGGCTGGCTTCTCCCAGCCACCAGTCGGACATCTTGATGCCCATGTCGTACGCGTAACCAGCGAGCTTGTCGTAGTTCTCACCGGCCTCACCTGGACGCTTATCTCCGCCAAGGTCGATCTTCTTCGCAAGGTTCCATCGGATCTGCCCATCGGACCATCCGTTCATGATGGCCTGTAGCGCAAGCTGCCTGAGAGTCCTGGAGTCGGTGGGTCCACCGAGGGATCCCGATGCCTGAGTGATCTTAACGATCATCTGGTCAAGCTGCTGCTTAGCTGTAGCCGGATCACCGGCTTGCAGCGTAAGGAACTTCCTGGCGGAGTCCGAGCTGGACTTCCACCACTTCGTGTCCCTTACCTCCGCCTGGAACTTAGAGGCTTCCCACTGGCCCTTCACGGCCTTGTCGAACAGGGCCTTGAGTTCCGGCACGGAGTCGAACAGGTCAAGCACGTAGCCGTAGTCTTCGGCAAGCTCTGCGGAGGATCTAGTCACAGGCTTACTCCCGCCACTGGAAGATCCAGAACCTGACCCCGAGGAGCCGGAGTTCGTGACACTAGCTCCGGACTGGCCCAGGTACTCCTCGTAATCACCGTTCTTGTACGTTGACCATGGTGCCCAGTTCTTGCCACCATTCGACATCTGGTAGGCCACTCGGGCATTCACATACGGATCGAACAGATCGCTATTGGAGCTGAGCCCGAAGCGCTTAAGGCGCTCGGGCCCCATGTCACCAAGCATATTGATCTGGAATAGGCCGTAGGAGTTGTCTCCGGTACCAGCGTTGCCGTTGTGTGCACGAGCGTTGCCACTCGACTCGGCCATGGCGATAGCGTAGGCCATCTGGAGAGCCTGACCCTTGAACCCGACGGACTTGAGAATGTCCATCAGTGAAGCCATGTTGCCCTCCTTCTTACGCGAGACCCATGTCTCTGAGTACCTTGGCGGTAATGGATGAAGCCTGGTCTTGAGCTGCCGCAGTTCGCTTCCAGCGGGTATCGTTACGGAGCTGGGTCTGGAAGTCGATGAGACTGACACCGCTTGGTGCACCATCGGCGTTGACGCCGTTAAGAGCAGACTTGATAGTAGGGTCAGTGATATTGATCGAACCATAAGGAATCTCAAGCTCCTTGGACATCATCTGAATGTACGGATTGGCGATCTCCTTGACGGTCGAACCGGCGTCAATCGCTTCTGCGTAGCCAGGAAGGAGCGACTTCGCTCGCTCCCTGATCTCAGACTCGAAGTCCTGAGAGCTTGCAACCTTACGGACAACTCGCTGAGCGTAGTTCTTGAGTGCGTCATCACTGAGTTCCACACCCATATCCGATGCGTACTTGCGCATCGAGTGCACCCACATCCCAGCCTCGCCACCCATCACGCCCTTCTGGGTGAAGGTGACGTACTGACCGAGAGCATTCCGGAGGAGGTCTTCATCCATGCCGGTCTCGATAGACGTACGTGCGATAGTGGCAAGCTTGTCGGGTGGAACCGCAGCACCGATCTCAGCGGCAAGTTGGGTAACCCTGATCTTCTCCGCATCAACCGCAGCGTTCCACGTGGCAGGGTCTGTCTGCTTCATGACCATGGCCTGTCGCCTGGTGTCGGAATTCGACTTCCACCATTCGGTGTCACGAATCTCGGCCTGGAACTTCTCTGCGGTCCATGTGCCAGCAACCGCCTGATCGAACAGGCTCTTGAGTTCCGAGTTCGAATTGAGGAACCCGTAAGCCCAGCCGTACGTGGCAGCAAGATCTTCCTTGCTGACGGGAACCTGGCTCTCTGGAGCGTAGTCCGTGTCCTTGGCTCCGACTACGTTGTAGCCGTCGATCCGCCTGGCGCCCATCCATCGGTCAAGGTAATAGCCTTGAGTGATGTCGGTTACCTCCACGCTTTTTCCGGGTGAAGGTGCATGGATCATCTTGCCGTTACCCATATAGATGCCGACGTGATCGGGACCACTGACCGAGCGGTCCGTATCGAAGAACACAAGGTCACCGGGACGTAGACCCTTCTGGCCAACCGCTGAACCCTCAGCGATCTGATCCCAGGTCGTACGTCCCGTAGTGATCCCGAAGTTCTTGAAGACCTGCTGGACGAGGCCAGAGCAGTCGATACCGCCGGTGAGGTCATTACCGCCCCACACGTAAGGCGTTCCTCTGTACTGCATCGCGAAGTCCACGATGTCCTGGCCCGTAGCCATTTAGCCTCCCAGAAGCCCCATCAGGGCGTTGAAGTACGTAGTGCCAGCCTGATACTTACCGGCCTCATCCGTGCCCTGTACGGCCCCAGAGATGGTCTCCTGGATGGCGGCCTGAGAGACGCCACCAGAAGTAGTAGAACTCTGCGAGACGGTCTCCACCTCGCCGGTAGCGAGGTTGGGCTTAAGCTGACTGGTGGTCGTAGTGACCTCGGGGGAAGAGCGCTCAAGCTGATTGATCGTGGTCTTGAACTTGGCGACTTCCTCGGTCGTGGGTGCACGGCCCAGAGCCTCACGAAGGGCCTGCATCGCGATGGCCTTCACGTCCTCGGCGGATGAGAGGTTCACGTTCGACTGCTTCGTGGTCTTGGATGTAGGGCCGACGTACTTGACAGCCTGATTGGTGGCTACGTCGTAAACGAAGTCGCCTCGCCGTTCAGTTCCGAACTTACCCTTGGTGTTGCCGTAGGTATCCATAATGTCCCACGGTGTCCACTTCTGGCCGCGAGACCCAAGCTCCGAAGACGCGTCTACCATGGCTTTCCAGGAATCCATGATTTCCGGGAGACCCATGTCTGGATCAAAACCGGGAATCTTTGCAATGATTCCCTTGTTCACGAAATCCCTGAGCTTCTTAGGATCCTCTCGTGCCCATATGGCTGGGAGCGCGTACGCCTCGTCGGCGCTGATGTATTCATCCTCGGTTCCAGTAGTCGGAACCGTAATGCGCCTACCGTCGGGACCGATTTCCTGCATGGTTCCGGATCGCTTCTTGGTTCCCATGAAGATCTGAGTGCCAGCACCAGCGGCGCCACCCGCCGAAGCGGTAATGGCGCCACCGGAAATGCTTACTCCGTACTGACTTGCGATGCTCGCACCGCCACCAACCCCGTAAGGGTTGGACGGATCTGGCCCGATAGGTGTACCCATTCGTCCTCCCTTACTGGAGTTCGTCGTTGGTCAGGTAGCGGTTGTAGAGATCACCGAACGCGACGTTCTCGTTGATGAGTCCCATCTTGAACTGATCCCACGCCTGCCCGATAGCAGCGGTCTGACCCATCGGCCTTCCGTCGACACCGTATGACAGCTTCTGGAATCCGTTCTGCGCGAGCACGGCCTTGAATTCCCTGCGACCCTGGAGGTACTTGGCAAGTGCTGGCATCTCGTGACGCATGGGATCGTTGGCGAGCTTCTGGGAGCCGAGAGCCTTTTCGAACGAATCGATACGGGACTTGATCTTCCCTCGGTCCACGTTCATGAACGCGTTCTCCCATGCTGGGAACTTGGCGGAGATGCCGTCAATGATCTGACGCTTCGCCTGGAGGTATCCCTCCGCACCCTTCTGGGAGTAGGATTTGAAGCCGTTGCGGATGAGAAGTGAATCGATGTACCCCACAGCGGTACGATATTCGTACCAACCGCTCTCTGTCTGAGAGCGCTCGATGGCCTCTTCTGCGGTGATCTTCTCGCGAGCCATGCCAGCGCCGAAATTCTGGCCGAGCTGCTTCTGATACACGGACTGAGAGAACGGTCCACCGTTGTAAATGTCACCAACCCAGAACGCAGCCATATCGGGATCTGCTGCGATCTCATCCGCGTAAAGCTCAGCCTGCTGGTCGGCGGAGATGGTAGCCGCAATGCCCATGCTCTTGGAGAGCGAGGCAGTGAAGCCAGCGTAATCCACACCGAACTTAGCAAGGAACTTGTCGCGGTAGTTCTCAGGATCTGCTTTGCGCATCTGTCCAAGCTGATCCACGAAGAACTGGTACGGAGTTCCGGTCAGAGGAGTGTTGCTCGTCTGAGCCGGAGATCCCCATGCTTCCAGGATGTTCAGCATCATGAAGTCCTTGGCTTCCCGGTCGATCTGCTTCTGATCAATCGTGCCTTCACCGGTCTGGTAGAACTCCATGACCTTCTTGTTGTAGATGGCCAGGTATGCTTTCTGGTACTCCTCGTTGTCGGGATCGTCGCCCTTCCATGCGTCGTAGATCGTCCGCATGTACTTCGGGGTCAGAGCCGTAGCGGTGTCGGTGGGGCCATAG